CACTTTGCTACACTTCCCCCCACCCTGACGCAAGGAAGTTTCCGTGGACACCGATGACGTGCTGGATTACCGGCGCCTGATCAGCCAAACCAACATCGGTACGGTGCCTGAGCCGACCGTCTACGCCACCAATGAGTGGTTGGACACGGTGTATGCGATGGCCTTGGACATTCCGGCCGATGATGAAGGTCTGATCTTCCCGTCGCAGGCTGACTGTGGTTGGTCCTGGACCGAGACGGGCCTCTTGGTGCTCTTCGAGCGCCCTCTGGAGATGGTCCACATCATCACGTCGGAGACGGACCCGCACACCCGCCAGAAGCACTCCATCGAACCGGAACTGGAGCACATGATGGTCGAGGCCGTGCTCTTCACGGCCGAGTTTCTGGCGCCGGTCCAGCGGACGGGCGAGGACGGTTGGGTGGTGGGTGAGGACGGCGGCGGGCCGTTCGATCCTCGCATGATGGCCACCGGGGTGTTGTGGATCGCTCCTCTCGACAAGAACTTCACGCACATCCCGCTGTCCAGCGCCTACGTGTGCTTCGAGTGGAAGGTGTTCGCCAACCCGGAGTTGGGCATGTCTCAGAGCACCCGCTTCCTGTACTCGATGCTGTGGGCGCTGAGCCACCGCATGACCACGTCCACGCCGATGAGTTATGCCAACAATCACCAGCGCAAGCGGTTCGTGCGCTCTGGCCTCCCGCCTGTCCGCATGCTGGAACTGACGGCGCCTACCGCCTCACAGACGAACGGCACCCAGGTGGTCAACTGGAAGCGGTCGTGGAAGGTGCGCACCCACTGGCGCAACCAGGCCTGCGGCCCCAAGATGAGACAACACAAGCGCATACTCATCCACGAGTACTGGAAGCAGCCCGACCTGCCGCCTGATCTGCGGCCTACCGTCTGGAAGACTGAGGCATGACGTTCTTCGCTGGATTCGCTGTCGGGGGTGGCCTCGTCGGCCTCTGGTCCTGGGCGGTGTGGCGTCGCATCCAGGCCGAGCAGATCCCCAACTTCATACGGAGGGTCGATGAAGCACCTACTCACCGAGCAAACCCCGAAGGGCGTCACTGTCAAGTGCGGCGTCAAGACGTCTGCACCCGGGAAACCCCTCAGGAGAGATGACGTCACCATCTGGTGGAGCGAGGTGGACTGCCCCAAGTGCAGGCCTTACCGCTTCATGCCGGTGCCTGCTGACGACCCGATCGGTGGTATGAAGATGGTGTACGTGGGGACAGGAGAAGAGCCGCCTGTTGTGAAACCACGGCGACGCATCATTCGGACACCCCGAGCTTGATTAGGATTCCGTTTCCTGTACTGTGATTGCAGTTGCGTAACCATAGCGCAACCTGACAGACACATGGAGAGAGACGAGTGCGCACACGCCTCATCGCTCCCCTGGCCATCGTTCTCCTCGTAGCAGCAGTTCTCGTTGCGGGGTTGGCCACTGGGGGCGACGGAGGAGTCAGGGTGCAAGCCGGTGATCTGCTTTCGGGCACGACCACGACCCAGACCCCCGTCACCACGTCCGAAGCGACATCCACCGTGCCCATTATGGCCCCGATCCCCGTTGTGACAACTGTGGCCACGACGGTGCCCGTAACCGAACCAACAACGGTGGCGCCGCCGCCCGAGCCAACAGCGGCACCACCAGCGGAGAACGTAGCTGCGGCTGAGGTCCCGGCTGCGGCTCCTGTCCCTGAGGCAGTCGTGCCGGACGCCACCCAGCCAGCGGTGCGCACCGGCACTGTCTGCACCACCGACCCGGACTACTGCAATCCACCGGCCACCGCAGCGGTACCGGGGTGGGCGCAGTGCCCGGAGTACTACCAGATGGCGCTCGACGTCGGCTGGCCCGAGAGTCAGATGCGTACGGTGATGTACGTGATGAACCGGGAGTCGAGATGCAACCCCGGCGCCACCGGGAGCAACGTCCACGGCAAGCACGCCCAGGGCCTCATGCAGTTGTTGGGCTGGTCGTGTCCACCGAACGGGTGCTACGACCCCTGGAGCAACCTGTCCAAGGCGCTCGATCTGTGGCAGTCCTCGGGGTGGCGCCCCTGGTGCTTACGGGGCGACCGGGTCACCGGCTCCTGTTAGCTTCCGAACCATGGACGTCCCCGAAGACTTCATCGCCAAGGTGGTTGGTTGCGGCATCGGTATCTCGTTCTTCGAGGGCGAGCTAGAGCCGGTGATCACGATCTCGTGGCAGCCGATCGAGGGGAACCCCATCCAGATCGCCATCTCGCCCGAGCACCTGGAGGGCATGCTCCCCGAGTTCATCGGGGCCTGCATCCGGGCCAGGACCGTGGCCGAGATGACGACGACGTACCCTGAGAAGCGGGACGAGATCATCCAGAACCTCATGTTCCGCTGGACAGGCACGATCGTGGAGGACACGAATGGCGAAGGGACGTAGGGAGTCACCAGGCCAGCAGTCGCTCTTCCCGGCCCCGGCCAACACCAAGGGGCGGCGCCGTCATGGCGCCACCGCCAAGTCCTCGGACATGGGCGGGGCCGCAGGCGACCTGGACACCACCAGTGCCCGGCGCAGGGTCCACGAGGCCGTCACCACGTTCGAGGACCCGCTGGAGGACTGGGAGTACCACTCCTTCGGCTCCAGTCGTGTGAACGCCGCCCGCTACAGCGCCTCCCGGCGCCAGTTGCTGGTCGATTGGGCCAACGCCCCTGGTGGGACCCCCTATCCGCCCTACATCTACGACGCCGTGCCCCCGGCCGTCTGGACCGGCTTCCGGACGGCTGGGTCGGCGGGCAGCTACGTCAACTCGACGCTCAACACCTTCCCCTACCGCCCGGCGCCCGGCGAGTACGTCTGATGATGCGGATCAAGGGCGTCGGCCCTGTGTACGTGGGGTATGAGCGCTGGACCGAGGAGCGGCAGCGCATCTCCCGGCCCTGGTTCCGGGAACTGACACCTCCCTGGCGCATGAGCAAGCGGGGCTGGCGGCTCCGGATCGGCCACCGGGCCTTCCAGATCGGGTGGTGCGAGAAGCGGCCACTTGCGGAGGAGCCTTCGGCGTTGTCACAGTTGGGGGGATATGACCTGGATGTGACCCCCGACCAGATCGGAGCGTGGGGCCGTGACGCTTCGCCGCCAGAGGGACCGACAGCCGCCTGACCCTGTCAGTGTCAATGCTCGTCTTGTTCGGGTACCGACTGCGGATCTGCACGAGATAGCCGAGACGCAGATCATGATGGCGGGGCAGTACCTGTCCCAGTGGGCCAACGGGGAACCCCTGGCGATCGAACAGGCGATCGATCAGGTGGAGCAGGCGCTGGAAGTGCTACGTGCTCTCCGAACCCGTTAAGTGGTGGGACTTCGCCAGTTGCCGTGGCCTCGACCCCGAACTCTTCTACCCCGAGCCGTACACCGACCCGAAGGAGGCCAAGGAGGTGTGCAGAGCGTGTCCCGTCCAGGTCGTGTGTCTGGAGTGGGCGTTGTCGCATCGGGAGAAGCACGGCGTGTGGGGCGGTGAGTCAGAGGCTGGGCGAAGACGCATCCTGCGCCGCCGAGGCACTGACACTGACAACGGTTCCGAATGATAAGTTCCGGCCATGAGGCCAAACGGGAAGACCCTGCACGAGGTCGCTGATGCGATCAACGCTCTGTTCGATCGGTACGGGCTTGACCATCCCGTCGTCGCTGTGAAGGAGACGCTGCCGATCCGTCTCGATGTGCGAGAGAACGAGCCGGACCCGATGAAGTGGCGGGCTGCCGAGCGGGCCATGCCCGCCGACTGCATCGTGTTGGAGAACTGCGATGACGTCCCGGCCATGGAGTTACTGCTGACCACGCTCACGTACATCTTCGACGTCTACTTCGAGGTGCAGCCGCCGTCCGAGCAGCGTCGCCTCTTCTGATCCCGTTCCTGTTATCATCACACCGCCCCTGAGCCATAACGAAAGGATGACGGTGGCCCAGACGAAGGACCCCATCAAGAAGCTCCAACAGGACATGGGGGCGTTGCGAACTCGTGTCGAGACGCTGGAGAGCGAGAGGCCGGGGCGCAAGCCCAAGCCGTTGCTGGCGATCAAGCAGCGAGACGTGTGCGCCATCGACCCCGACAGCGACTCCTCGGTGTGCCCCTGGTCCAGCATCTACCGCTACCAGTCCGGCTGCTGGGGCACGCTGTGCCGGGCCAAGCAGCATGAAGCGTATGAACGTCGCAAGACGGCACGCTCCAACGGCAAGGTCAAGGCGGTCGCTGTGAAGGTGCGACCAGTGCGACCAACGTCGTCAACGGCGAAGAAGATCGTGGCGGCGGCACCCGTCAAGAAGATCGTGAAGAAGACGCCCGCCAAGGCCACCAAGGCCCCGGCGAAGCGCACCGTGAAACGCATGGCCTCGTAGTGCTACCGATCGGTGGGTCTGGGCCACCATCGATCCCAGTGGGCACAGGGAAGCATCACCTGGAGCAAATCGAGCCGTTCCGCCTGGTCAACCTGGACGCCGCAGCGTTCGACTGGTTGTGGCGGATGACCGAGCAGAAGGCTCGCCAGCATCAGCAGGAGGCCAAGGAGCGGGGCGGCATCCACGAGCTACAGGCGCAGGTCAGTCTGCATGCGGTCCTCGCCTTCCGGGAGGCGGCGGGGACCCTGAACAACACGCCGCCACCAGGAACGAAGGTCATCCGAAGGCGGGTTGTAAAGAAGTCCTAGGTCCGGTAACATGTACACAGCAGCAGACGGGTCTGTCAGGGGTCCCCTGCTCAGGTTCGAGAGGGCGCCACTCCACTGCGGGGGGCGCCCTCTCCTCGTTGTAGGGTGCGGCCCGAGTCGGGGGGTCGTCCGGGTCACAGCGGTGGTCCCCCTTCTCGCCGGGGTGTAGATCAGTTGGTTAGATCGCAGGTCTGGGGGACCTGAGGGCGTGGGTTCGAGTCCCACCACCCCGACTAAGGTTCCGAATCAGGTACGGGGCCATAGCTCAGCCAGGTAGAGCGCCGCCATGGCATGGCGGATGTCAGGGGTTCAACTCCCCTTGGCTCCACGATGAACGAGATCGCAGTAGACGACGTGATCGCCATGGCCCTGCCTGTCGGTGTCCGCATGGACGACAAGCACATCAATCGCAACGCCACCGCCGTGGCGCAGAAGACGGTGTGGGACCAGTGGCCCGAGGGCCAGGGTCCGGCCATGATCCAGTTCGATCCCATCGAGTGGAAGCTCACCCGGGACCCGGCCGAGGTGGAGGCCTTCCAGCCTGCACACGATTGTGAACAGTGTCGGGAGGGCAACGAGAAGGCCAAGCGCTTCTTGGAGGAGTATCCGGATCGCTGGGTACTGCTGGGCAACATCCACTACGTGGAGATGTGGCCCGATCCGAACTAACAGGAGAGGGGCGCTGGACGGCACCGTCAAGGCACCACGCCCCCGAGCGTTACGCCTTCACGAAGCGCCACCAGCGCCCGTGGGCTGACTGGTTGGCCTCGCTGACGACGCTCGTCGCCCTCTCGATCTGCCTGCCGTACGAGTCGGTCTTGGTGCTGTCACCGCTCACGTAGATCAGGTTGATCGAAGGCATCGCATTGGCGGGGCCGTGTACTGCGGTCACCAGACCGAGGTACGGACGGCCGTACTCATCGAAGTACTCGATGGAGTCGCCAACGCTGATCTCCTGCTGTTGTGTGCTCATGTTCACCTCCTTCCGTGGTCGCTCGCTACTGTAGGTGTTGTGACGACCCTCTACGAGGAACTGCCCCCGGAGCTACAGGCTCCAGCGGAGGACGACTTCCTCGATGAGGACGAGGACCAGCCGTTCGACCCGGACCCCTTGGAGGAAGAGGAGCTAGACGAGTCCACCAAGGAGTTCGTGGACAAGCTCGTCAAGCGCTGCATCCTCTTCGTGGAGGAGTTCAACCAGGTCGAGTTCTACCCGTACCAGCGGGAGTTGTCATATCGCATCATCCAGAGCCTGGTCCTCCACGACGCTGAGGAGATCACCGGCCTCGTGTCCCGCCAGGCGGGGAAGACCGAGACGCTGGCCAACACCTTCGCCGGGTGCATGGTGCTGTTCCCCAAGCTGGCCCTCTCCTTCGAGTTGCTGGCTCGCTTCAAGAAGGGCTTATGGGTCGGGTGCTTCGCTCCCACCGAGGACCAGTCCGAGACGCTGCACGGCCGCATCGTGGAGCGCTTGACCAGCGACGCCGCCACCGAGTTCATGATGGACCCGGAGATCGATGACGAGGTCAAGGGCAAGGGCAAGCTCATCCGGTTGAAGAACGGCTCGATCGCCCGGCGCCAGACCTGTAACCCGAAGGCGAAGATCGAGGGCAAGACCTACCACGTGATCGTCATAGACGAAGCCCAGGACGCCAGCGAGGACGTGGTGCGCAAGTCGGTCCATCCCATGATGGCCGCTACCGCTGGCTCCATGGTGAAGATCGGCACGCCCTCCTACATCAAGGGCGACTTCTACCGGGCCATCCAGTTGAACAAGCGGCGCATGGCGGGACGGGGTCGTCGGCAGAACCACTTTGAGTACAACTACAAGATCGTCAGCAAGTACAACCCGGACTACGCCCGCTACATCGTCCAGGAGAAGCTGCGGCTGGGTGAGGACTCCGACGAGTTCCAGATGAGTTATAACATCAAGTGGTTGTTAGAACAGGGCCAGTTCGTCACCGACGAGGTGATGGACGGCCTGATGGACCCCAGCATGCCGCTGGTGCGCTCCTGGTTCCGCAGCCCGGTGGTGGTGGGCATCGACCCGGCCCGCATCAAGGACTCCACGGTGGTGACGGTGTGCTGGGTGGATTGGGACTTCCCCGACGCCTTCGGCTTCCGTGAGCATCGCATCCTCAACTGGCTCGAACTGCACAACATGCCGTGGGAGGAGCAGTACTTCCAGATCGCTGACTTCCTGGACAACTACCGGCTGAGCTACATCGCCGTGGACGCTCAGGCGATGGGCAGCGCCGTGGCCGAGCGCTTGCAGGTGCTGTTCGGTTCTCGGGCCGAGGTGATCCCGATGGGGTCTGACACCAAGGCCCAGGGCATCCGCTGGAAGAACCTCCAGACCCTGCTCGACAGGCGTCTGCTGGTGTATCCGGGCCACTCCAAGGCCCGCCGTACTCGTGTCTGGAAGAGGTTCCGGCGCCAGATGGCTGACGTCATCAAGGTGTTCCGAGCAGGGCAAATGCTGGTTGAGGCGCCCAACGAGGCCGAGGCCCACGACGACTACGTGGACTCGATCGCACTGGCCTGTGCGGCCTCCATGATTGAGGCCACACCAGAGGTCGAGGTGATCGAGTCACCCTTCTACAGCAGGAGGTAACCCATCTTGCTGCGACAACGTGCTTAACATGGCGCCGACCGCCACCCCTTGGAGGTAGCTATGGGCCTTGCCCCCGTTCCCCCGCTGGGACCCGAGAAGTTCCGGGGCGCCCAGTACGAGACAGATGTCGCTCAGAACGACCGGCGCCGTGGGCCGCTCCGCTTCGAGGAGGGCATCGCCACCGACACCGACGTGCCCCAGGACTTCCGGCGTGGTGCGTACGCCGACTGCGCCAACGAGCGGCCCGTCACCTGTGTCAAGGGTGCGGGCGAGACGCAGCGTGAGCGGGTCCACATGGGGTCGTCCACGTGGATCGAGGCGCCTGCCCTTCTGAGCGAGTTCGCCCATGGTGCCCAGATGTTCGGGCACGGCTTCGAGAGGGAGATGGGCGCCAACGCCATCCAGCGCCGCCCGAACCGGGCTGTCGTCACGGACTGATGCCGTACAGCCAGCCGTCCTCCCGCATGCGGGTCCTCGGGACTCAACTGCCGACCTCGCAGACGGTCCATGACCGTGTGTACGGCCCGGCTCCGAGGGGACGGCCGGTTGTCATAGCACCGAAGAGCCTGGCGTTGAAGAAGGACGCCAGCCGCCCGCAGAACTTCCGTCTGCTCTGGCAGAAGATGAAGCCCGACGTCCTCCAGCGTGCTGAGGGGCTGATGGGCACCCACATGCCCCCGGCGTTGGAACCCGCTGCCCTGCGGGCCTACAACACCAAGAAGCATCGGCTGGAGCACTGATGGTTGCTCGCAAGAAGCCACCTCCGGACAGCCGGGTCACCCCGCCGCCCGGTCGAGCACTGCGTACCGAGGATCTGACGCCCCAGGGGCGCAACAAGCTGGACCAGCGCATGTCCCGCCTGGGCAACGCCAAGACGGGCCAGCGCACCATCATGCGGCGCTTGGCCAAGCAGGCGGTGGACCCGAACGCCTCGGAGGAGACTCGGGACCAGTCGGCTCGTCGTCTGGTGACGCACAAGGCCATGAAGGCAGCCGGGGCCTTCGTGGACCGTGACATCACCATGGAGAACGCTGTCGAGTCGCAGACGGGCTACGTCAACCGGGGCCGGGAGCGGGGGCATCGGGACTTCGAGTCTGGCCTGCCCGGTATGCACACCGACCGCCGTCCCACTGACCGGCCGGTGATGGGCCTGAGTGATCTGGGCGCTGACTGGTACTTCGAGCACCACGGCAAGCTCGCTGGTGTCTCCAAGGAGACGGGCATCGACAAGGAGCGGGTGATCACCGGCTCCACGGTGATGTCACCACAGAACAACCCTGTGCAGGAACTGGCAGCGGTGCATGCGCTGGCTCGTGCTCACGCCGACCCCACGGCCCGGGTCAAGGTGTCACCGCAGGCGGTGGAGGAGTCTGAGGACAAGTCGATCGCTGACTGGACAGGCCGATCGGTCCACCCCGGCGAGATGCAGTCGCACCAGTTCGCTGCGTTGAAGGCGCCCAAGGTGCGGGGCCACGTCCAGACCGAGGGTGACGTGAACCTGGCTCCCATGGCCAAGGGTGGCACCACCGAGAACGTCACCAAGTCGATCGACGTCCTGCGGGGCAACACGGCGCCCGAGGACGCCATCGATCCCCATGGGTCGCCCAAGGTCCACAGCTACCGAGAGGCCATCCGCTCTAGCGACCCCTCCGAGCAGCACGTCCACGAGGAGTTCCTGGGGCGCATGGACAACGTGCTGCGCCAGCTTCCAGGCCAGCAGCGCATGGACACCTTCGGCTTGAAATCCTCTACCGAGGGCATCCTGGACCCGCACCACCCCATCGCCAACGACACCTGGATGCAGGCGGCGCAGTCAGGCCAGCGGCCCGAGGTGGTGGACACCGGGCGGTCAGGCAAGGCTCGTTGGCAGTCTCCGGCCAAGTTCGGCGTAGGGGAAGCGGGGTCTGCCAACGAGAAGAAGCTCACCTCTGGTGGCATCGTCAAGGGTGGTTCGCCCGCCATGATCCGTCACGCCTGGGGCCAGGAGTCGGTGGAGCGCACCGGGGCTGAACTGGGCAAACGCAACGACGAGATCGTGCCCTCGGTGGGTGTCCAGGGCGTGGTGTGGACCGAGATTCGTCGTCAGGCCGGTGGGGGCAAGGACGCTGAGTACGAAGGTCGAGTGGCGGCACATCAGGCCAGCCAGCGGTCCCCGCTGCGTCCTGGCCGGGGCCAGAAGTCTCAGACCATGTTCCATGCTGGTGAAGGCGGTACCGAGACGGTCAATCCGGCTGCGGTGTTGTCACAGTCCCGGCAACTAGCCCTGCGGAAGACGGCTGCTCGTGGTGTGCAGGGAGAGTTGTTCGGGTGAGCATCAACTTCAACCCTCCGACCTACCGAGCCGCAGTCAGTGACCTGGCTATCGCTGTGTCCCCGCTGGGCCTGGTGGAGTTGGCCGATGAGGAGTTCGAGGTCCATGGCCCTCGGATGAACCGCTACGCCAGCAACTGGGCGTGGTACCTGGGTCATCACTGGGCCTACCGGCGTGAACTGGGCGAGCCGCAACTCACCTTCAACTTCGTCAAGGCGTTCAGTGATTACATAACAAACTGGACCTTCGGCCGAGGCATCGAGTTCCATGCCCCCGAGGCCACCGGCCTGATCATCCCCCCGCTCATGAAGCGGGTGTGGGAGATCGACAACAACAAGAGCCGCCTGCTGTGGGAGATCGGCCAGCTTGGCTCCGTCAGTGGCGACGTGTTCGTGAAGGTGGCCTACGAAGAGGCCTACGTGGACCCGGCTGGCCGTGTTCACAACGGGCGGGTGCGCATCCTGCCACTGAACCCGGCGTTCTGCTTCCCGGAGTTCCACCCGCACGACAAGAACAAGATGATCCGGTTTCGCTTGAAATATAAGTTCTGGGGGACTGCCCAGGACGGGACCCGTCAGGTCTACACGTACGTCGAGCTTCTGACCGATCAGATGATCGAGGAGTACGTCAACGACGAACTCATCGATCGCCGTGAGAATCCGCTGGGCACCATCCCCATCACGCACGCTGCCAACCTGCCGGTGGCGTCGTCGCCGTGGGGCCTCGGTGACATCAACGACATCATCACGCTGAATCGTGAGTACAACGAGAAGGCCACCGAAATCTCGGACATCATCAACTACCATTCGGCGCCGGTCACCGTGATCATCGGGGCCAAGGCGGCGGGGCTAGAGAAAGGCCCCAAGAAGATCTGGGCCATCGGCAACAAGGACGCCTCGGTCACCAACCTGGAGTTGGAGACGAACTTCGCCGGGCCGCTGGGCTACATGGAACTGTTGAAGCAAAGTATGCACGAGATGATGGGCATTCCCATGGGTGCGCTGGGCCAGGTACAGCCCATCTCGAACACCTCGGGCGTGGCGCTCCAGATGCAGTACCAGAGCATGATGCCCCGGTACCACCAGAAGAAGGTGCAGTACACGCCCTTCTTCAAGCAGATCAACGAGCACATCATGCTGCACCTGGCAGTCTTCGAGCCGCAGGCGCTCCAGTACAACCCCTACCTGTCGAGCGTGCGGCCCGAGCCGGACCAGGCGTTGGCGCTTGATCCCTCCGACCCGCTGACCTACCGCACCGAGATCTTCTGGCCCGATCCCATGCCGATGGACCGGCTGTTGAAGATCAACGAGATCCAGGCCCTGATGGCGATGAGCCTGGAGTCCCGCAAGGGTGCGCTCAGGGACCTGGGCGAGCAGTTCCCCGATCAGAAGCTGCGGGAGATCTTCGAGGAGATGTTGGAGGACATCAAGGAGCAAGGCGCTCTCGATCTCATCCGCATGCAGGCCGCTCAGTTCCAGATGGCGACTACGGGTATGACGCCGGACGGACAACCCATCCTGACACCAGAGGGCGGCGCAGTGCCGTCCGCACCCATCGATCCTGCACTCGCTCAGGAGATCATGGAGCGTGCGTTCCAAGAGATGCCGCCCCAGACGATGGACTACGACACCACCGACACTTCGAGCGAGTAGTGTCACAACTGGGCCTGAAAGAGGTATGACAACATGAGCCAACTGGATACCGGGAGTGGGTTCATCCAGGGACAGGGCGTCGAGCCTGCGCAGCCTCGTACGGCTGCTGACGTGCAGGCGCCGCCCCCGCAGCCTGGACAGAACGGTCCTCTCGTGATCGTGCAGGGTGGGCAGACGGGACCGGGGCCGACACCGCAGAACGGTCGCTTCTACTCGGAAGAGGACGTCGCCCGCATGCGGGAAGAGACGGACGGCCGTCTGGCCGAGATGCAGGCGCAGCTACAGCAACTCACCACCGACCGGGAAGAGCGGGAGGCCGCTGCGCAGGCTGAGCGTGATCGTCTGGCGCAGGAGGCCCGTCAGGCGTCCGAGGCCGAGATGGATGTGCGCACCCTGCTGGAGACTCGGGACAAGGAGTGGAACCAGCGCATCGAGGCGATCGAAGAGCAGCGCCAGCGGGACCAGGCCATCTTCGAGCGGGAGCGGGAGTGGAACGAACTCCAGAACTACCGCCGTGCCCGCATCGAGCAGGAGGAGCAGTTCCTGCTGCCCGACCTGCGTGATCTCATCCAAGGCAACACCGTGGGCGAGATCGACCAGGCCATCGAGGACATGAAGCAGCGCACCCAGACCATCGCTGCCAACTTCCGAGAGGCCATGACGGATGCTCGTCCTCTCGCTCGTGGAGCGGCCCTCACCGGCCAACCGTCCATGGGTGGTCCGATGGAGCAGCAGCCTGGTGTTGAGCAGATCAGCATCCAGGACATCAAGGGCATGGACAACAAGACGTACGGCCAGTACCGGGACCGCCTGATGCGCTATGCGACTCAGAGCGGCCAAGCACCACCGCAGTAGTCACAACAAGAGAGGATTCTCATGGCAGATACCGCCCTCGGCTCCCCGTTCCCATCGGGTTCCGCCGTCACTGGGACCGAGCAGGTCGCCGGTGGCGGTCCCGCCAGCGTCTACACCAGCGCTGTCGGCTACTACGGCCCGACCGGCCCCAACAACAACCCCAACACCGGCTATGGCGTCGCTCCCACCACTGGCACCACCATGATGGGTCCGGCCATCCAGGTGATCTGGAGCAAGGAGATCTTGTTTCAGGCCATGCCGGTCCTGCGCTTCGAGCAGTTCGCCATCAAGAAGACCGAACTCGGGGTGATGCCCGGACTGACCGTGAACTTCATGCGTTATAACAACTTGCCGATCCCGTCGGGACCGCTGGTTGAGGGCGTCCGCATGCGGACCTACGCCCTGTCGGCGCAGCAGTACCAGATCAAGGTCGCTGAGCAAGGCTTCGGCGTCGCCGTGACGGAACTGCTCCTGAACGCATCGTTCGATGACGTCATGGCCTCGGCCTCTCGTCTCCTCGGTCGCAACATGGCGCTGTACATCGACACGCAGGCCCGCACCTCGCTCCAGCGCTCCACGTCGGAGGTCTACGGCTACGCCAAGCCCACGGCCATCAACACCGGCTACGGCGTCTACGAGCCGGGCACGGTGGCCCCGAGCTACGCCGCTGTGACGGCGGGCGGCGGCGGCTACTTCCTCACGATGCACACGATCAAGGACGCCGTCGAGGTCCTGGCGTCCAAGAACATCCCCCGCATGGGCGAGACGTACGTGTGCTTCGTGCATCCCCACCAGAGCCGCCGTCTGCGTGACACCCCGGAGTTCATCGAGGTGACCAAGTACGCATCGCCCGGGAACTTCATGCTGGGCGAGATCGGGCGTCTGAACGACGTCGTCTTCATCGAGACGACCCAGATCGGTGCCCCGTTCAACAAGACGGTGTGGCCTGCCACGCTGGCCGACGACCCCTCGGTCGCCCAGGCCTACTGGCGGCAGGACACCCTGGGTGTGGCTTCTCCGGCCACGCCGGACGTGTCGATCGACCAGCCGCAGCCCGCAGGCTCCGGTGTCGGCCCGCCCAACCTCGGTGGTGCTGGTGTGGACACCAACCTGGAGTACGCCTACGTCGGCCCCGGCGCTGTCGCCACCCCCGGGTGGGGTCAGTACTGGCCTGGCGGTGGCCCTGCGGGTCTTCCGACCTACGAGGGCCTCATGGTCGGGGACAACGCCTTCGGGCACGCCATCAGCCTCCCCGTCGAGCTTCGTGACGGCGGCGTTCTCGACTTCGGTCGTGAGCACGCCCTGGCGTGGTACGGCATCTGGGGCTTCGGCACCATCACCGACTCGGCGGTCGTTCGCCTCGTCACCAACTGAGCACACTCGTATGCACAGAGGGGGGCGGCTTCGGCCGTCCCCCTCTTGCCTTGAACAGGAGCAACCATGGCATCAGCCCGCCAGCCCGCAGGAACGCCAGAGACAGTCGATCCCTCCGTCGAGGGGGGTGAGGTCACGCCCGGCATGACCACCATGGCCGAGATGTTCGGCACGCCCCAGGTCGTGGACGAGGTGCAGGAGCTACCCATCCAGCAGCCGCTGGGTGAGGCCGTCTGGGTCGTGCGGCCCAACGCCGACATCGAGGAGATGACGGTGGGCCTCCCCGACAACCACTTCAACATGAAGGCGGGCACGAGGTACAGGGTTCCCGAGCGAGTGGCTCAGATCCTGTATGAAAGGGATCAGTTGATGGAGATGCCCATCCGGTACGACGAAGCCCTACAGCGGAGGTAACCCATGAGCCTGGTCACTGTCCACGGCCCCAACACGATGTACACCACCGAAGGCGGGGGAGCGTCAATCCCGTCGTCCGGGGGCGGCATTGCCCAGGCCACCAAGAGTCCCACCAACGGCCTCCAGTTCTCCTTCTCGGTGCCCAACCCCGGCGCCCGCCCGGCTGCCGACTTCGACTGGACCTTCACCGGCCCTGGCAGCCCCGCAGCGCAGCCCGACAAGTTCAGCGGCACGGTGCTCTTCACCGGGGCCGGTGCGGTCAGCATCATCTGCACGGTGGCGGCGGGTGCTGGCCCGCCTGCTGGTGGCACCTACACCGTCAACGCCACGGCGACGGCGGGCACGCCTCGCATGGTCGAGCGGAGCGCTGAGCCGGACATGAGCAAGCCAGCGTTGAAGCCCGAGGAGTCAACGCCCGAGGTGGAGGTGGGCTACGACCCCGCCGCTCACACCGTGGACGAGGTGATCGAGTACGCCGAGGAGCATCCGGACCAGGTCCCCGACATCTACGCCGCCGAGCAAGCGGGCAAGCAGCGCTCCACGCTGTTGTCACATCTGGAGCACATGCAGGCGTAGGGACCCATTGACATTGACGTAGGAGCACACATGGTCAACAGGGCCGGTTTCATCGTCCAGAACGCCGTCACGGCCGGGGCCAACCTGGACCTGGCTGAGCCTGACGCTCTCGACTTCAACATGCTGGGCAACATCCGCCACGGTGTGCTTGGTTCGGACCCGAACGCCTGCAAGGTCAGTGTCAATGGATCGAGCTACACGATCACCGTGGCGCCGGGTGTCGCCGTGGTGGACGGGGCACTCGTGCGGACGGGTGGGACGGTCCCCCTGCCCGGACCCTCCCAGTCACCACGGTTCGATCTGATCACGGTGGATGGGGGCGGGACTGCCGGTGCCATCGTCGGCACTCCCGACCCGAACCCGGTCTTCCCCGACTACGACGACACGGTGACGGTGCTCGCCGCCATCATGATCCGGCCAGGTGGCAACTACCCGCAGGCCGGGGACGTGACCGACAAGCGGCTCATGCTGATGCAGCGGTTCGTGACGGCGGTCAGTGCCGGGTCGCTGCTCCACAACGGCAACCCGGCCAACCTGGCCCCGCTGTTCGACATTGACTTCAACGGGCGCATGGTGTGGGACGGCGACGGCACGGCGTTGGAGCGCACCAGCACCAAGACCTTGCGGGTCGGGGACAACCTGGTCGTGGCGGGCACGCTCTCTGCTGCCGCTATCGCAGCGGTCGGGGACCTGAACGTCAGTGGCGACATCATCGCCACCAACTTCCTCCAGGGCGCTGGTCCCCCTTCGGGCACGGCCACCCTCGGGGACCTCTACAAGAACCTGACTGACGGGTCAATCTGGGCCTACCAGACCACCGGCTGGGTGCAGCTTTCGACGGTGCCCATCCCTGCCGGTATGACGATGATGGGCTTCATGACCACCGCTCCAGCGGGATGGCTGTTGGTCAACGGCCAGACCATCTCCAAGGCGGCGTCAGGAGGCCTGTGGGACGCCCGGCCCGACTGGCAGCTTCCTGGTGGCACCCAGATGAAGCTCCCCGACGCCCGGGACTGCTTCTATGGCTGGGGCGCTCCCGGTGTGAGGTTCGGCAACGTGGCACCCCAGGTGCAGTTGACCGTGGCCAACCTGCCCCCGCACAAGCATCTGGTCAGTCCCACGACGGACGCAGGAGGGGCGCACGGCCACACGGTGAGCCAGACCCCGGCTGGGGCGCACAGCCACACCACCGTGCAGCCCAGTGGCGCCCACAACCACTCCATCTACGACCCGGGGCACTCGCATCCGCCGCCCCCGGACGCCGACGCCTACGTGACCCGCACCATCGGTGGTGGCCCGAAGCGGCTGCTGGATGGCCCCTGGGACGTGGGCTTCGATCCGGGTACGGGTGTGAACGTCGATGTGTACCAGCACGGCACCACCGGCATCCAGACCACGACAGCGGGGTCCAACCACGACCACCCCACCGACGTTCAGGGCAACCACACCCACGGCTTCGCCATCGATTCCGGGGGCGCAGCGCACTCGCACCCCATCAGCGAGAACACCATCGGCTCTGGGATTCCGATCGACATCCGCCCGCCCGCCATGGGCATGTACCTGTTCGTGAAGATCTGATGCCCTACCGCAAGCCCGACGAGGGCATCATCCAGCAAGCGGTGGAGCTTTCCTCCGAGGGGCTGGAGGAGATCCCCTACGCCTCGGAGATCGTGGACAAGGGGCCAGGCGGTCCAGGCCTGGACCCGGAGTGGGAGCCAGCATGACCGACATCGTCGCCCCTGCGGAGTGGTTCGTGCCGCCGTACCCGAAGGCCCTGGTGCCCGACTACTCGGGCTACGCCCCGGGTGCCGTCAGCGGCGCAAGTGGTGGGACAGGAGCCGCTGACGGCGGGGCATCTTCGCAGGTCCCTACGAGCTACGACCTCTCGTGGGTGGCTGGAGACACCGTCGAGTTCAAGTTCTTCTTCCCGAACGTGTGCTGGGTGGAGGTTGATCCCGGCTCCACGCAGGCGCTGTGGGAGTACACCACCTGGCGCTCCCAGGTCCGCACGTCACACTATTACTACTATGGCTACTGGTGGCCTCCCACTTTCCCGATGGGTGCTCGCATCATGGAGTTCGTCTGCACCGCTGAGTATGTGGAGGACGATCCGGACAAGGGCACTGGCACCTGGGTCACCCTTCGGGGCGGCACGTCGTGGCCTGGCGACTTCAAGTGGGATCTCCAGTCCGAGGCCCACACCAGCACCCTCGATCCGTACTTCTACGAGGCCCACACCTGGTACCAGGGCAACGTCAAGGTGCTGCCCCAATACACCTCACCCACGCTGTACCCGCCGAGCAACTGGCCGGTCTACTCCTTCGACTCGAACCCCTGGCCGCATCAGGGGCCGTATCTCTACCCGTGAGGTGAGGAGGTGGACATGCAGGTCAGGGTCGATGTCACCGAAGACGAAGGCGTGCGTGTTACGACAACCTACGGGCCGGTCCTGTTGTCCGTAGTCTTCGACCTGGCCGACGAGGAGGCAGTCATCGACGTCATTCGCCAGGGCTTCGCAGATGCCCGCAAGCTCCATGAGGAGAAGGTCCATGTGCTCCCCGGCTGAGATCGCTCAGAAGGTGCGCTACAAGCTGAGGGACTTCGGGCACTACTTCGAGGTGCCCTACACAGCGGCGCCCATCTACACCATGCGGCTGCCTCACCCCCTGGTGGACAAGGACAAGATCACCGTCTGGCAGCCCGACTCCACGGAGATCCCGTCTGGCCCAGACACCTGGGAACTGGACCAGCGCAACGGCATCATCAAGTTCCGGGACCCCAACACCATCGCTGACGGCGTGGGCGTCTCGGGCTATTACTACGAGTGGTTCCTGGACGAGGACCTGGAGTACGCCGCTGGCATCATGACCAACCAGCACCTCTACGACTCCGACAAGGCTGACAACGGCAGCGACTTCTCGCCCGTCGAGTGTGATGTGCTGGCGACCGGCGCTGCGGCTCAGGCGTACTACGCCCTCATGGCCGAACTGTCCCTCGACGTTGATGTCTCAACACCAGAGGGCATCAGCATCCCCGCTACGCAGCGCTTTCGCCAGGCGACGGAGATGGCGGGGCACCTCGCCCAGGTCTACACCGACGAGGCAGCCATGCTGGGTGTGGGCCTCAACAAGGTGGAGCAGTTCTGGTTGCGCCGGGTGGCCTACCTCACCAACCGCCTCGTGCCCATCCTGCGGGAGCGGGAAGTGGATGATCCCCATCCTCCGCTGCGACTGCTGCCGCCCATCCCTGCGGGCCTCCAGGACGGCGAGGGCGACGCCGTCTACATGCCTGAGCCGCCTGGTGGCATCGGCTACGGCGGCTGGACCACTCTCGGTACGAGTGGGTTGCCATGATCGACACCCGCCGAGAGGCCGCTCACATCGCCAGGGAGATGGCTCGTTATCACAACGAGATCGGTGAGGCCGTCATCTGGTTCAAGTTCGACACCGAGAACAGCCACTATGACCGGGTCTACAACGAGGGGGGCAAGGCCTGGAGGCGGGGCCTGAGCGTAGCCACGCTGTGGATCGACCAGGGCGAGGCTCCGGAGCAGTACCTCCCCGAGGGGCGCCGTCCCTACGTGACGCTGCGCTTCGCCGTGTCGGCGGTGGCCCTCATGGAGTCGGGCGTCGGCCAGCAAGAGGCCCACGGCCATCGGGTCTGGGACCAGGGCCTGCTCCAGGACTTCTGGATGGACGACCGGAACAACGACGTCGTGTACTACGACGGGCGATACTGGGAGGTGTCCAACTTCCAGATCCGGGGCCGCATCCAGGTGGACACCGTGGTCGGGGTGACCTGCACCGAGACGTACCCCGAGGATGAGTACACCTTCGACTTCCCGCCCAACACTCGACCTCCGGTGCTCAACCCTCTGAGGGAGGACTGATGGCTGCCCCCGGCTCCGCTACCGCAACGGTCTGGCCCGACTGGGCCAACGGCTTCGACAACTGGCGTGAGCAGGACGCCGAATGGCTGCGCAACCGCATCGTCAGCCCCTTCCCTGATGTCGCAACACGTGACACCATCATGAACCCGGTGGCCAAGAGCTTCGGCATGATGTCGATCCTCCAGGCGGGGTCGGTGGCCGGGGCGCCGGACTTCTGGAACGGGGCGGCGTGGGAGTCCATTCGGTACCCCAACCTGAACGTCACCTCGGACGCCACCAGCGTCACGTTGAAGCGCCAGGGAGCGGGGTCCGGCATCCAGTTGATGAACGACGGCTCCGTGAACACGGTGAAGAACGTCGTCGGCACAGGTGGCATCGGCTACGTGGGGGACACCACCGGCATCTCCATGAAGATCGGCGCCAAGACGGTCAAGTTGGCCACCGATGCCACCCAGTTGACCATCGACTCCCCCGTCTCGATCGCTGGGGGACTGACACTGACAGGCGCCCTTAGCGTAAATAGCGTAAATGTGACGGCGGGGCTGACCGTGGGGGGCACCCTCGGCGCTCAGGCCATCACGGCGACCACGCTCACGGCCAGCGGCCTGGTGGCGGGTGGCAGTGTCAATGGTGGAGATGCACAGTTGGCGACGGTGGGCATCTTCGGTGTGCTGCGTCATCGCAGTGGCGGCACCGGGGTGGTGAGCGTGGGGTCGGACTCCACGTTGAAGATCGATGGGGCGAGCCTCGCCGTCAACCCGCCGACCACTTTCGCTGGCACGATCACGGCCAATGGGGTGACCAACTTCGTGGGGCAGCCCAACTTGGCCATCACAGGCAAGACGTCGGTCATGGTGGCGGGCATCGTCGCCGTGGCGGGCAACACGCCACCAGGGTCGCTGAACGCCCCTGACGGAACCTTGTACGTCACCTACTAGGAGGACCCATGAGCGACAAGATCTACTTCCCGCCCGAAGGCACCGACAACCCGCCCGACCCCGAGACTGGTCGGGTCATGGCGGCGCTGGACGCCATCGAGGCTCGCCTCATCCAGGAGGTCGAAGGCCTCTTCGTCCAACTCGGCGCCAAGGCCGAGGGCGTCAAGGCCCGGCTCGATGCCATCATGGCCAACGTCGATGCCAAGATTGACGAGATCGCCGCTCGTCGCTGATGACCGTCTCGGTCCGCAACGCCGCAGCGTGGCAGACGTCACCGGCTGGGCGCCTGCTGTACATCCGGGTCAACGGGGCCTGGCGGATGTGCCTCGACGCCTGGATCAGGGGCACGCCCACGCCGGGGGCTGTAGCGCTGCCTGTGGGGACCTTCCTCGACCCGTTCGACAACGTGTCGGCTTGGAGCGCAGGTGCCAGCGTGGCCGGGGGTCGCACCGGCAACGGCTACCAGGGCACCAGTCTCTCGATCGGTAACGGTGGTGGCACGCATGCCATCCCTG